CGCGCTCCATGCGTTCAAGGTTTTCGTATACCTCCAAATATCGCACATCGTCAGCCGTGACACCATTCTTGCGAATTGTGTTCAGCAGGCTTTCGCCCGACTTCAAGAGTTCGTAGTGTGTCATAGCGTGGAAACGTCTTCAATGACTTGTACTTTGTTCTGCTCACGGGCGATGTCCGTGACGGCAACCACGGGGCGCGGCGCGAGTGCCATGCCTTTAGCAACGGCGGCGGCGAGCATATCTTCGCCGATTTGTTGTTGCGAAGTGGCTGCGATAATGGGCACACCCCCTCCCAACTGGTTGAGGGCGGAGAGCAACGGCGAGAAAAGACTGGTCGCCCCTGCGGTCATCACGCTTTCCCCGTTGGAGAGCCGTGCGTTGATAGAATCACTTGTCCCCGTGCCAGCACCACGAACAAGACCACCGCCTGCGAACTTCGCGCTCTTGACGGTCTTTATGGCTGACGTGATGCCTGCGAGGATCGTTGCCGTCGTGGTGGCAATGGCGGCAAGGTTGGCGGGAAATGGGACGCTCTGCGCCTGCTTGATGCCTGCTGCAATGGCAACGCCCGAATTGATGGCAATCTCGGCAAGGGCGAGAATCTTGGAAGCCATTGCAAGCGATTTGTTCTCCCCTGCTGCTTCTTCCAGCATATCGGAAAGCGCACCAACGGCGGCGGCGATGGCTTTTGCCTTCGCTTGCTCAATCTCCACCTCCTTCTTTGCAAGCGACTTCTTTTGGTCTTGGTAGTCGCGCTCCATTTGCAACTTGCGCTCGTTCCACGACTCAATGCTTTCGCCTTCCAACTGGTGTGAGTTCTCAAGGATTTTGAGTTTCTCCTCTGCCTTTAGGCGTTCCACCTCCAGTTCGTTATCGCCAGCCTCGCGGATGCGCGTTTCGTAATCTGCGCTGATTGCTTTCACGCGCTCGTCATTCAATTGTTTGTCGTACTGCAATTCAACCTCTTGCCGTTTGGTTGCAAACGCAAGACGCATGGCGGTAAGCATTTCCTCGCGCGTCTGCTCGTTCTGAATTTCGCGCGTAATGCGCTCCTCCTCCAGTTTCTGCTCCTCTGCAATCTGCTGGAGTTGTAATTCACGACGTTTAAGGTTGTCGTTGCCCACCGCCTGCAAAAGATACTGGATGCGTTGTTGCTCGTTCTCAATCTGCGAGCGTATGACCTCGGCGTTTAGGTCTGCGAGGGCGTTCTTCCACAACTCCTTTTGACTTTCAATCTGCGACTGAATGGCTTGCCGTGTCTTTTCCGTCAACCCCTTGTCATTGAGTTGTCGTTGTAAGTCCTCAATGATGCGTCGGAACTGGACGTTGATTTCAGCCCGTTGCCGTGCCACATTATTGACAATGAGTTTAATGGTAGCGTCCTCTGCATCGCGTAACGCCTCGCGCTCCCGTTCTGCCGCCTGCTTTTGCGCGTTGGCTGCATCGTTTCCGCCCTTCTTAATGGCTTCCGTGCGCTTCTTGTTTGCCTCTGCACGCGCTTTTACGTCGGCGATAGTCATGTCGTCAAGAACTTTCTTTACGCCGTTCCATGCCTCTTGCGATGCTTGCTGGGCTGCTTCGACTTGTTCCTTTGAGCCGCCGCCTGCGATAACCTTATCCAGTTGAAGGTCTGCAAGCGCAAGAGCCGCCCTTGCAGCCTCCAGTCGCATTGAACGGATAGCCTTTTCACTTGCCCCTGCCGCCTTTGCGATTTCGATGTTGAAGTCGCTCTCGCTCTTGATGCGGTCTATTTGGGCGTTTGTAGCCTCCATTTCGGCATTGAGTTCCGCCTGCCTGCGCTCCGCCTCCTTGCTACCCTTTGCAAACAATGCCAGCGCACCGACCACTGAAACGAGAGCCGTGGCGAGTAAGACGTAGGGGTTTGCCTTTGCCACGGCGTTGAACGCCTTTTGTGCAATGGTTGCGGCAATGGTTGCAGCCGTTCCGCCCTTTTTCGTCGCAGCCTCGGCGAGTTCCGCCTTTTGCAATGCCCATGTCTGAACGGCTGACACGCCCATCATTAAGGCGGACTCCTTCTGCAAGTTGTTTTGTATGGCGGTAAGACCCTGCACGACTGCCATCGTCGCTTGCAATTTGCGTTGTGCTTCCTCCACATCATCGGTGGCAACGCCCATGAGTTCCAGCGCACCCGTCGCAACCTCAAAGACACCTCCGCCCGTTGTCATGGCGGAAAGGATTGTGTCAAGGTCTGCCGTGTCGCTTGCCATGCGTTGCACTTGCGCCGATGCGTCGCTCATTGCGTCTTTCAACTCGCCTGCACGCTTGATAAGGTTTTGATATTCCTCGCCCGAATCCTCGCCGTTGAGTTTCATCTGCGTAAGTTGCACGACAAGTTCCTTCAACTCCTGCTTGAGTGATTTAGTCGCGCCCTCATAGTTGCCGACGTTGCGATAGAAGCGGTTTGTTTTCTGCTCTGCGTCCTTAATCTTCTGCGATAGGTCGGCAATTTGCTTTCCAAGCCCGTTTTCGGATTCAAGAGCCGCCTTGCGTTCTTCCGCGCCCAATTCGTCAAATTGCTTCGTGAGGTTTGATAACTCTGCACGCATTGCCTTGAGGCTTCCTGCCTGCTGCTCGCGCTGACGTATTTCGTTTTGCGTTTCCTTCTGCAAGGCTCGCATTTCCTCCTTATACTGGCGTAGTGCAATTTCATTCTTTGCGATGGTTTGTTGTGCCTCTGCAAATTCCGCCGTTCCGTCCTTTGTGGTTTTCTTGAGTTGCTTGTTTGCGTCCTCAAGTTTGACGATTTCCTCGCGGAGTTCGCCGATGCGTTTTATTGCACTCCCGTAGTCGACCTCAATGTTGATAATCTCATTCGTTGTGCTATCCGTTAATGCTGGCATAATAATTCCTCCTATAACTTAATCATTTTAACGTCTGCAAAGCCATCTTCATCGGCATTGATTTCAAGTACTGCAAAGGTCGCCCCGTACTGCGAAAGGTACACGGGCACACTCTCGTCAAACGTGAGCAAGTCCGCGTCATTAAGCCGTACCCGTTCCGTGATGACACGGGCGGAGTTCAACAACCCCGTGAGCGTTTGGTACTTGTTGTTAACCACGTCGGCAAACTTTAACCCGTCCATCGTCAGCATAACGTCTTTATTATCATCGTTTCCGCCCGAGATAACACGCTGTGTCTTGTACGGTGTTGCCATGAGCAGACGAGGCTCGCAATTGTCTATGGTGTACGTCGGTGTTGTTTCCGCACCGCCCATGAGTTTTTCGTAATTGCTCAACTCCCAAATCGGGATGAGGGCACGCCCCACGCCATTCACCTTTGACGGGGCGAATGGTATGGTAATAATGTCACGTTCCGCGTCCAGCGTATCATCGGCAACGTTTATCGTTCCGTCACTCTCCCCTGCATAGCCGTCCGCCTCTTTCCACTTCATCCAGTTCCTTTGTGCCCATTCGCTGACCGCGTACTCGGTCTGTCGTGGTCGTTCAAGGTCGTAGGCCGGAACAACCTTATCAGTCCAATCCAGCGCGTTATTCCTATTGTCTTCCAGCGTGTGGAAGGGTACGAATGAAATGGTATTGCCTTTTGGCTGCAACGGAAACACACCACACACCGCGCACAACGTCTTCAAGAAATCAATAATCTTGATATCGGGGAGGTTCCCGTCAATGTTGAACGGAGAGCCGAATTGTATGTGGTCGGCTTGATTCGTTGCCTTGACCTGCATCCCCGTGAGGGCTTGTGCAAAAGAAACGATATTCGAGAACAAATCCGCTTTATGAACGAGGGCGATGCCTTGTCCTGCCACCAACTGCACGTCCAACGTGCCTTTCAATTCCACGACGGCATTGTTTCCGTTACGTTCCACGACATCATAACGCATCTGCAAGTCTTCGGGTTCTTCGGTGTTCGTGCCGTCCGTGACCCGTATCTGCATACACGTTCTCGCTGCAATGGCAACCGCGAAGGCAAACTCTGTCGTTACCCGATAGTTGAATGCCAGCGTGATTGTCTTTGTTGTCCCGACAAAACAGAACGTCCCTTCATAGGTTGAAAACACGCTCCCCGTGTTCTGCAACTGCACGTCATAGATATATTTCGTTCCGCTTCGGGAATATTGTCCCAGCGTAATCGTTGACGGGGTTAATGACTGAGCGTTCGGTGTGTCGTTAACCATCGGTAGACATAGGCGGTCGAGGATGTCCTGCGTCTCCTGCTCAAAGTTAAAGCCGACTGAATACTGCTGTGCGATATGATTCAGAAGCCACGGCACACGCACCGAGGGGCGGGCGTACCATGCGTTCCAATGCGGAACGTGCTGTGTCGCCGTCTGTTCCCTTTCTTCATCTTCCAATGGTTTGTGATAATCAGCATTCCCGTAGAACGGGGAGTAACTATCATCCGCGAGGAACGCGCCCCACTTCATGAATGTAGGTTGTTCGGGATAACTTACCAACTCACCCGTAACGAGGTCACGGAGCGATGCACCGCCAGCAATGAACTGCGAGAGCGGTGTGGTCACGCCCCATGTCACGATGATGTCTATTGTCTCGCCTACGGATAGCAGGACGGCACGCCCGTCACGGATGATAGGTATGCCGTTGCGGTAGTAATCCGCTCTGTGGAACATATACGGGAATTGTGTCTGCACGGGTATCAAGTCCGCACCTCCAATCACCGCCCGATTGTGCGATGTCATTGGCAACTGCATCGTATAGGTGTGGTTGGCTGCTATCTTCGACACGTCGCCCAAGAGGTTGCTCTTGATGTTCAGCGACACCGAAAGGCGTTCGTCAATATCAACGAGTACGCCGTCAATGTAAAGTTCCTGCATCATAATCTTTGCGTCGGTGTGGTTGGTAAGAGGATGTTAACGACAAAGTCTTGGAGTGTTTGGTGCTGCTCGGTGTATGTGCCAGCCTGCACGCCAACGGCTACCCAGCGATGGTTCCCTTGCTGGTCTACGCCTGCATACATATCCACCACGGGCGAAGATGCGATGTCAAAGATATAGTCGTAGGTCTTCGCGTCAACGAGTGGCAC